TTCGTTGTTCTGCTGTACGTTAGTATCGATGTTATAGTTTTCTTTAAGCCATGATCCTAGTTCGCCAGTGTTTGGTTTTCCGTCATATAGATCGAAAGCCATTTTACCAGTTCCTGAATCAGGATCTAATCCAACATCTTTAAAAAGTGAAGTCTTAACTACACTCTTTAATTCTTTATTCTCTTGTTCAACTGATTTAAGTTTTTCTCTTAAACCTTTTATGCCGTCATTGTTTTCCATGCCGTCCATTGTTTGCTCGTCTGTCATTGATATTCTCCATTTCTCACACGATTACACTATTCTCCAATAAGGTGTGGTACATATTGGGAGTGGTTACAAAATTTAATTACATGTTGAATCGGCGCTGCAACATACGCATACAACACCTCTACGAATTTAATACGTAGCTAGGACGTAGGAACCCTAAGCTAGAGTGTCGATCTATTATTTACTTGGCGGATACTGACCACGCCAATAGAATTATTATAACACACAAAAACACGGTAATTAGTTTTTTTCCTTGTTCTGTTAATATTATTTTGTAAGCGTCATTCCACCAGGTCCATGCTTTGTCAGACTTATAGTGACCTTTTTTATTTCTTGCTCTTACCCACTTAAACATTATTGTTCAATTAATCCTGTAACACCTGCTTGTGTAGCAGCTGCACCTTCAGCTCTTGTGAAAACTGACGCTTGTTCTGACTCTAATCTCTCTTCTAGTTGTGCTGCTGTACCTTCACCGAATACTTCTGATTCAATAAATTCTGATAAACCAAAGATGTCTTCTCTACCTGTAAATCTTTTAGCAAGTCGTTGTAATCTAGGTAACCTAGCTTCTGCTCTTTGTGCTATCTGTTGCGCACCTGTGCCGCTAAGTCCTGCACTAACTAATCGTTGTGCTTGATCTGCAGATATAGTCAAGTCTTCTTCACCAAAAGCACCACCTATTTGTGATACCTTGACTCTCTGTTCTATTATGTCAGATGATATATCTTCACTAATAAATGAAGCAAATATAGCTTCATCAGTTAGATCATCTGTTGATGGAAATATACCAGGATAGTTTTGTACGTAGTATTGTTTAACAGCGTCAAACTGTGTAAACAAGGATGTATATGCAGTTTCTAATCTGTTAGCAAAAGTACTAGGATCTACGTCATTAGTAAACAAGTCTGTCATTTGATTTTCAAAGTAATCAGGATTCAAATTGTAATCTTCTAAGTATGTTCTGTAATCCTCTTTAATTTTTATGTAATCTAATTCAGGTGTATTACTCTCTATTCTAAGTGTTGTACCATCTTCTCTAAAGATTCCAGGAAACTTATCTTTGTATGCTTGTGTAGTACGCATACCTCTTAGTGCTTCGTCTGCGTCACCACCGTTAACATTGTATTCATCAATAAATAAATCTAATAACTCTTGACCTAAGAAACCATAGTTAGCTTGTGCAAATTCTTTGACATTAAATTTTTCTACAGGATCTCCTGGTACTGGTGCTACTTCTCCTCCACCACCGCTTCCTCCTCCGCCACTAGGACCTAGATCACTTTTAAATGTTCTGCTAACTATGTTACCTTCAGAGTCTCTAACAATAGTGTAAACAAGTAACCTTCCATTTTCTATAACAGTTTCATCACTTGGTGGCATATTTTCCAATTTACCACCACCTGTGACAACTGGATCTGTTTCATCGTCACCTGATTTATCTGTAGCAGGTCCTGAATTAATACTTAAATCTTTAAAATTGTAATCTCCTTGTGTAGCTGCTTCTTGTTCAGCTACGTATCGATCTGCAATAGCTTCTACTTCTACTTCTGATGGTCTATCATTAGCCATTGTTGCAGGTCCTGCTGCAACAGCTCTTGGACCAGTTTGTCTTGAAGCTGCAATTGCTTGTCTATCTTCTTCAGGTAAAAACTGTATTATTCTATCAAATATATCTGCCATTATCTAAACGATCCTCCTCCTGTTGCTCGCGCACCTGCTTTACCAAAGTTGTTTTCTAAATCACTTATTACTTGATCTCTATATGCTTGTGTACCTAGCTCTGCTGCTGCTGCGAATGCTATATCTTTACGTTCTGCTATATCATTAGTAGCAGCAAACTGTTTCCATTGTGCAGTGGTTTCGTCTGCTTTTTGTCCTGTTATGCTTACCCATTCACTTCTTAAACTTGGTGCTATTTCTTCATATGCTTTGACGTTAGTACCTTTGTACTGTGCGTATGTAGTTTGAAATTGATCTTGTAACTTAGGTAAAAACTCTTGCGTGAAAGCTGTAGGGTTATCTGTATAGTCTGCACTAAGTTGTTCTAAGTTAAAGTTATCTGATGTACCAGGACCTAGTATGGAGTTAATTGTATTTTCCATTTGTCTTGTAAATTCTATAGTTTCTAAAGTCTTGCCTTCTAATGCAGCTTTAACTTCAGGATCTAATGTAAATCTAATTAATGGATTAGCAAGTTTGTTAATCGTGTTAGTTATATCTTTATCATCAAACATACCGTATTGTTTTTTCTGTGTAATAGCGTCAATGACTGCAGGATCTAATGTTGTTAAACCTGCTGATAACATCCTGCCAATAATATCTTCTCTTGTTTTAATACCTTGTTGACTAAATGTAGCAGGATCTTTATGTGCAAAGTTCATCTGCTGTCTCTCTGTATCTGTATGCTTTAGCCACCAGGTAGTTTGTGATAGTTCTGATTCTCTAGCTGTCCTACCTTCTTTAGCTGCTTCTAATGCAACGGCAAGATAATCATATTGACCTGCTGCATTCTTACTGAATATGTAAGGTTTATATTTAGACTCTTGTTCTAATGCTTCTATAAAGTATTCATAACCAACTGCACCTGCTTCCATACCACCATGTATAGCTGCTAGTTGCGTATGATCTCCAAAGTAAAAACTGTTTGTATATTCATCAGCTGTAATATTTGAACTACCTTCTGTACTATAGACTTCGCCATTCTTTGTAATGACTACGTCAGGTGTTACAGTACCTGTAGCAGTAATTGATTTCAAATCTTTAACCTTATATCTGAATGTAAAGTTCTCTAAACCAGGTGATAGTTCTGCTGCTTCTTGCGGTAGTTTATAAACAAGATAATATATAGATTGACCTGATTCATTTATCTCTTGCCAAACTTGTGTATCGCTTGGTAACTGTGGTATTAAATTAGCTGCCATATATCCCTGCAAATGGTTTTAGTTTTTCTATTTTCTTATCAGCAAAATCAGTCATATCTTCACGTCTTTCTTTTAAAGAAGTGTATGCGTCTATCAATGCTTTCGCTCTATCCTCTATATTAACAGGCATTTCGTCACGTAATTCCAATATACGTAACATGTCTGCTGTGTTCTTACGGTTTTGAATCATAAGATCCTGGTCCCATGTGCTGTACACACGCTCTTCATTAGCTAATTGTACTGATTCATATAGATCTTTAAATCCCTGATCGTTACCATTCTTATAATTACCGTAAGCATTCCAACCATCCATACCATTGTCATTAAATATAGTACTAGCAATCATCATATGTTTATCTATATTGTTTATGTCTTTAAGAAAACCTATAGCTTCATCTCTATTTTCTTCAAATAGCTTTGCACCTATAGCGTTACGTTCAGTTACTGAAGTAGCTTTATTTATTTCCTCTGCATACTTATTATCCATTGCCATCATCACATAGGTTTTATTGTCACCCATAACGTCTATTTGCATTAATCCATAACTTTCACCACTACCTGGTACGTTATATTCTGCATGTGCATTGTAAGGTATATTATTAATATTTAAAATCTCACCATCTTTAGTGCGATTACTTGCACTCTCAACACCAAATACTGTTAACAGTTCATCTGCCATGTCTTTACCGTTTTCATACCATGCTACTTTTTTTCTACCGTTGTAGTCTCTAGCATTAGATTTTCTGTGATTCATCATAGCTTCATATACTCTGTTAGGATCTACTACACCAATACCGTCTTCTCTATATTTAATAAGTGGATAATTACCTCCACCCTCTATAACTGGAAAACTTCTTGCGTCAAACATATTATCTCCTACCTGGATTGTACTTAGGAAAATTAGTACTGTCAGCAACATCTAATGGTCTCCCGTATTTATCTTCTAGTTTTGGTAAACCTGCTTCATATTCTGATTCTAGTTGTGAAACAAGTCCTGATGGTATACGTCTATCTTTACCATTGTAACCTTTTTCTTTTAGTTTAGTAGATACATACATATCTCTTTTGACATTGTATATCCAATCGTTCATACCGAACCCATCTTTGACAGTATCTAATGCTGAAATAGCACCTTCTTTAATACTCTCAAACATTGGTCCGAGTAACTTATTGTTCTTTGCTTCTTCAACTATAGGATTAGCTGCTTCTTTATATATATCGAATGTACCACTTACACTACCTGCTAAGGTACCTTGATCTTCAGGAGATCCATATAGCTTTTCAAAAGTTGTGTCAGTTTTGCTTGGATCATAAATGTCTTGTGCAACATCTGCGACTGCACCACCTATAGTTTCAGTAGCATTTCCTACACCTGTTGTCTTTGAAACTAAAAGATCTAACATAACTGGTCCTAATACTGCAGCGTCAAATAGATCAAACCCATTACCTAATGTTTGGAGTAGACCATTTCTTGCTGCTACTTTTGCTACATTTTCTGCAGGTACTTGTGCAAACAATTCATCCATAACTTTTGTTGCATGATTTTGTACTACGTTATCTTGGACATCACCAAATATAGATTGTCTTGCAATAAGTTCTCTAAGCTCGTCAAAGTTTTGTAAAAATACACCATCAATTGCTGTAGGATTTATTTCACTAAGATTAAAAAACCGTTCGTCATTAATATTTAATGTACTATACAACTCTAAATACTGTTGTTTTTTTATATCAGTAAGTTCTTCATTTTGCATAATTGTCTCTATAGGTATAAAATTAGCAATTTGTTTAATACTGTTATCATCAAGATCATTAAGACTTGTTGTACCCATATTTATTTGATCAAGTAAAAATAAAGTATCTTCATTTAATTCTGTTGCTTTAATATCGTAGGTTGTTTTTCTTGGTATTCCTGTACCAAACTTGTCACCTGGATCTACTATACCGAAAACATCATGGAAATTATTTCTTTGACGACCACCGCCTGTACCTGCAACTATCTCTATACCGCTTTCGGATAGAGATTTTAATAAAGCTATATCTGCGTATTTAGTTGGATTTCCTCCTGGTATTGGAGTGCTTCTAGTTTGTCCATTCATCTGATTTAAAAAGTTTATAAGGTCTCTATCTCCATCTTTAAAACCAAAAGATTCGTAAACTAAATCATCTACTAACTTACTTCCACCATTTTCATTAGGATTATAGTCTCTAAAGTTACCATCTAGATTTTTTGCTTCATAGCGTAGTGCATGTTTTTGTCTAATTAGTTCAGCAGCTATAGCCATATCTTGTAGGAGATTATCATTTATGCTGATTCCATTCCCACCTTTTGCAATATATTCATATCCCATTTCCAATGGTAAATCTTTAAAGAACTCTGCTTTAAGTTGTGGATAATCATTTAGATACTCTGTAATATTTTTAATGGACAACAATTCAGAAATAGCTTGATGTGAACCTAGTGAAGCAGGATCTACTTGCGTTGCAGCAAATTCAAACATATCTTCAAATTGTATTCTTTTATATGGAAAAAACTCATCTGCTTTTGCAGTAAATAAAACGTGTCCTGCTGTAGTTCGATTCGTATGGTACCATTCGGGAGTAACAAATGTTGTACTATCAAAAGTACGATCAACTTTTTTAATATACTGAAATGCTTCATTATATAGTTCAGTTGCTATTGCTTCTCTTGGTCTAATCATTCCTGCCATAATATCTTGCATATTACTAAAGTTTATTTTAAATTCATCTTTGCCTTTAAGAATATTTTTAATAACAACTTCCATACCTTCATCGGTACTCATAATATTTGTATAATATTTTTTAATTGTTTCTCTTGCAGGACCATCTTTTCTTGCGTCAAGTAACATTTGAGAAACTATTCTATCTGCTTCTTCAGTTCTTATAACTTGAAAATCTCTACTTGTTGCTGCTTTGTGTAAATCTTCTATTAAATAATCAAGTGACTCTTCTGATAGCACATGTTCAGGACTAGAGTTCTGTATAACCTGTCCTAATAGTTTTGTAACATTAGGATTATTAGTTTGTCTTATAAGTGGCATGTCTGTATGTAATATTGAATTTGGTTCTGCATTGAATTTTATTTGCATAATACCTGGATCAACTAACAATGTGTTTTCATTAGTTACACTTTTTAAATAGTTTCCTTCTTTAGGATTCACTACTACTTCTAAACCAATTTCACGTAAATCACGATTCATCATGTCTATTAAGTCTGTATCATCTACATCTAGAATATCTTGGTGATTTAATATTTGATATACTGCGTCGAACACTTCATTATTCATAGCACTTATTGTTCCTGGATTATGACCACCTGTTGCATATGAAGCTGCAAGAAATGGATTTGAAGTTGTGTACATATAATTTAAACGTAGTTGTTGGTTTCTATATTTTCTAGGATCTAACCAGTCAATATTATTTTCGTAGGTAATACGGTTTAAAAATCCTTGCATAGTATTTTCAAATTCCATCATAGGTGCAGTTGTTCCAAAATTTGTAGCAGGTAAATATGTTTGCAGTATGTCTAAAACTTTTCTACCTTTTGCGTTAAGACCATTACCACCGTGATAAACCATCCCACTTAAATTACCGTCAGCAGTTTTAACTAGCTTTTGTGTATCTAACATAGCTTCAGGCATAGCAGGTGAATTGTTTTTATAGTAATCCCATGCAGGTGTATATATCTCTTCGGGAAATGTTTTAGTATAAAACTTGTTATTTTTATTTCTAATAGATTCCATCGCATTACCTACTGCAGGATTGTTATTTTTTTGATACTCAATAAGATCATCAACTGCAACCTCTAAACCTTCTTTAGCAATGATTGTATTTTGGGGATCTAAAAAAGAATAAAGTGCAGCGTCAGTATCAGCACTTTTTAAATAATACAAATTGTCATCTGCTTCTTCCACCATTACTCGTTCAAATGATTCTGAAATTATTGTTTTAAATTCTTGACTGTTAATAATTTTATCTGCATTTTGTTGCATAGCAACAATAACTGGTGTTATTTGCATGCCTTCGTTTAATTTTCTTTTTAATAAAGATCTGTAATATCTTTTAGTATGTTCTGTAATTAATTTTGTAACGCGCTTTTTACCTTTCTCAGTTAGGTCTGCGTCAAAAATAAACTCGCTGTTCATCATTTGATTTCTTGTAGGTACTACATTGCCTTCAATATCTGCAGAACCTAATGTAACTATTGTTGGGTTTTTTATTGCAGAGTGCATAATATCTATAAATATAAAGTCAGATCTCATTTGATCCATAGCATTGAATTTTATATTATTGCCATAATCCATTTTACCCATTTGTCTAATGCTATCAATCATTGCTTTGTTTTGACGATCAATAACATTGTTACCTTCTATAGGTATTATTGGTTGACCAACTTGTTCACGTACTACATTACTACCGTTTATAATATCAATGTTTCGTTTTGCAGCAGCTTGTGTTTGTATTTTAAGATTTTCAACATCTTCAAAATCATATACAGCTGTGCCTTTAATTATTGTAAACATATTAGATTTATCAAAATATTTGTTTTTTAAAGAAGTTGTTAATGCGTCTTCTACAAACTCTGTGTGTCCAAATGCAAGTTCTGCTGATCCGTCAATAACATCTTCAAGTTTTATCCATTGATAAGATAAAGCGTCATCTCCTGCTTTTGGTTTCCATTCTGTAAAAGTAGATTTTATTTGTCCGTTGACTACTTCATCATTTTGTAAATCTTTTATAATCGTAAACGCACCACCAACGTTTACACCACTAGCTGCTCTTGCGTCCCAATCATATCTATTGTATTTAATAGGTAAAGGTTGTGAAGCTCTAATAAATTTACTCTCTAAACCAACTTCTTCAACTGCTTCACGCAATGCTTCTAATGCAAAAATTCTAGAAGCACTTCCGCTTTCGTTTGGTATAAATTTACCATCAATATTAAAATAGAACTCTTGCAAACGTCCTACTTCATTAGGATCAACAACACTTTTAATTATTTTTTCATCAGACATTTCTGCTTCAACTATGCCACCAGGTAACGCAAACAAATCTCTATGTGGACCACGCTTGCGTTTAATAACAAGAAGTTCTATAGTCCCATCTTGTGCTTCTTTAAAAATTACATTGTCTGCTGTGTTCTGACGATCTTTAAATTTCTCATATACAAAGTCATTGTTAACTTCTGCAACATCGTCAGATAGTCCTTCGTCTAATAGCAAACTTTCTTTTGCAAATCTTGAACTTTGAGGATCTCCTTCGTAATTATAGAATGCTGAAGCTGTATCATCATCAAGATCAAATCCCATGTTTCTCCAAAAGCTACTACTGTATGCTGATTCTAAAGTTTTATCTAATAAAGTAATAGGTACATTTATTTCGTCTGATAATTGTTTTAAAGCGTCAACCATTTTTCTACCAATGCCTTGACCTTGTGCTTCAGGTTTTAAATAAAATGATTCTATATATATTTCATTACCATTGATTATATTTCCACTTGTTAAATCAAAATGTAAACCGCTGCCATCTCCTGCTTCACTAGCAGTACTGTCTAAAAACTCTCCGTATTTTTCTTTGAGATCATCAAGAAGTTGCATAACTTTATCTTCATTATCCATTATCTTCCAATCATATTATCGAATTGATCTAATGAACTAAACAAAAAGCTAAGATCATTCTTTTCTTGTATACCTCTCTGCTGTGCTGCTAGTTCAGGTTCAAACTTTTGTTCTGCAAATGCTGCAAGTTCTTCACTTGGTGTACTTGGTATAGAAATACTATCAGGTGCGCCAGGAAATAACCTGTTAGCTAAATCAAGATTCTTACTATATTCTGCACTTGCTGTCTCATAATCTTTATCTGCGCCTATATAGAAATCACTAAAAGCAATGAGTTCTGCGTCTGTTAGTTTACGTGTAACTCCTGCAGATCTGAGTGCATTGTCTATTTCTCCTTTAATAAATCCTGGAGATGGTGTTGCATATACTTTAGGTGCTAAAGGTGGTTTCTTGAAATAACGTTCCTTCTCACTGTTAAGTTGTGAATACACATCTATCATGTTTAAGTTTGCGTCAACCATAGCAGAGTACATACCTTGTGATGTTTTACCTTGCCATGCACCTTGTTCTAAAAAGAAGTCTTCAGCAGTTATATAACCTGCTTGCATTAAATCTACTTGTACAGCTTTTATTTCCTGTGGCGCTAATGAGATCCATGATATTTTCTGTGTACCATTCATACCTGGTCCTTGACCTGATATGTGATCTGTGCCACCATAAAACTGACCTTCAGGAATATTACCTGCATATACTTGCTGCGGTAACATAGCGTCCTTCATTTGTGCTGCTGTAGGATCTCCGTCTTTAAAAGCGTCTGCTACATCAGGTTGTTTATATATTGCATAGTCAGGTGAGATCCCTCCAAAAATATCATATTCAGGTGCATTAGCTTGTTGTGTATTAAAATCAATCCATTGTTGTAATTGTGCATTAATTTCTTGTTTATCACCTGATACGTTGATAATAGTTTTAGATGGATCACCTTCTACTTCTGAATTAAGTAATTGCAATTCATCATAGCTTAGTGTCTGTACTTCTCCAGTACTTGTGCCGTCAGGTCTATTCACACCAACAGCTACCTGGAATGTATCACCAGTATCTAAAGCTGTATTAAATTTACCACTGTCATTAAAAGTTTCAGCACCAAACAAGTAATCTCCAGTATGTTCGTAGTATCCTGACTCATCATTAAAAGTCATAACTGGTTTTGTTAATATTGTAGGTTTAGCAAATCCAGGATATTTTTTATAATCTTTACCTTCTGTAGGATAAAAACCTTCTGTCATATCTCTAGGTGGATTGTTAAGAAACCATTCATTAAGATCTTCTGTGACATAAATCTGTCCACCCTCACCACGTGGTGGTCTAACTATAACTCCTAATGTACCTGTCTCTTCAACTATTTGTTCTAGTTTTGTGTTTAAATAGTCATAATACTTACTAGCATTTTCTGAACCTTCAGGACCTTTAAGCCCTGCAGCAACATCTAAACCTCTATATATATCTGCTGCAAATTTTTCTTCTTTTGGGGATTGAGGATTTCTCCATGTACGAGACTCTGCATTGTTATCTACTGCTTTGTTAAATGTAGCAAGTGTAGGGTTAGCAGTGGGTTGTCCCATAACTCCACTGTATGCAGACTCAAAACTTATTAACTGATTAGACATCTGTGCTTGTATTTTGTCGTACATTGCTAGATCGTTATACACTTTAGCAATAAACAATTGATCATTAGATTCTTTGACTAATGCAACAAGATCTTTATATATCTGTTCATTTTCTGTAAAACCACGCTGATCTATAATACTTTGTACTAGCGCCTGTTTAAATTCTTCTGTCATTAAATATCCTCTGTACCAGGTACGTTTGGTAAGTACACACCATATTCATTAAGTGTATCATAGTCATACTGTAAATCTTCTAAGAAATCTGTACGTTCCTGGAATAAAGGTAGCAATACACGTTCTGCTAATATTTGAAAATCAGGGTTCTTATTTATTAACATACCTATAGTATCACGTAATTGTTGACGTTCTTTTAACATAGTCCTTGATGTTTTCCAACCTTCTTTAGATAAACCAACAACTAATGCACGTTTTTCTAACGTATCTATAAACCCTAATACAACACGTAAGTCTTTACCTACTGCTGTTTGTGATAGGGTTCTACTCTTTTCCCAATTTTTAAGCTCTTCAAATTGCATATCTAATGTAGATGTTTGTGGTAATCCAGGTATCGTAGAATCGAATCCTGGAAACTTTGATCTAGCAATATCTCTAGATAATGCCATTTCTCTCTCACGCATTTGATTCTGATATGGATCTGTTATGTCATATGTTTGTAAAGTACTTACTCTCTTATCTTCCATAAAGAAATCACCTAGTCTTTGATTCCTTTTAGCTAGCCACTCTTCAGGTTTAAGAGGTTCTCTTTGTTCATTAGCAATTGTACGTACATATGCTTCATAATCGAATGGTCCACCTCCGCCTTGTGGTATTGCATACTGTGCAGTAAAAGTATAGTTCTCAAATATTTCAGGATTTTCTAATTGAAACTTTACACCACGTTCATCTACTGGTCTAGGTTCTATAACTACTGTCTTAGGTGTAGCAATGTCTAGTGGATTAAATCCAAACTCATCAATAAAGAACTTAGTAGCTGAGTAGTTATCTCCAGGTGCATAGAGGAATTGTCCTGTAACTTCATCTTTAGGTGGTGTCTGTAACATCTCTCTGTATCTGTCCGCAAGTATTTGCATAGAATAAACATGTCCTGCATTCTTATCGTTGCCTATATCAAATCTAGGGTTAAGTCCTACTGGACCAACAAATTGTGAAGCAGCTTTAATTAAGGTTAAGTTCCTAGCAATAGATCTAGCTTCTTTCATAAGTTCTTCTTGTTGTTGCGAAGTACGATCATCTGAACCATTAGCTTTTAATATTCGGTATACATCAATAGTAGTGTTAGAAGCAATACGTGTTATTTCGTTTTGTCCAACATCTTCGTTATATGCGTACAATGCCTGGTATGTATTACGTAACCATGCAGGTACACCTGCTGCTGAAATAAGATCTCCTGCTGTTCTTACATCAGGTAATCCATAAGGGAATAATATTTTTTTAGCTTCGTCAAAGTTTGGACTAGCATTAACAAAGAAACTAGCAGGTATAGCTACAGCAGGTCCAATACCAGGTACTATTTCTAATGCTAAGTTAATTGATGAAGCATAACCAGGAAACCTTACTCCTACATTTCGATCTTCACCAAACAATGCGTCTGAAGCTAAATCATCAATCATAGGATAATAGAATACTTCTTCACCAGTAACTTCATCCTGTCCTAAGAATCCTTCGCCTTGTACTGGACTAAATGGATTGTCACCACGTAAAGCATTAACTGTTACTTGTCCTCTTCGTGTAATTTCAGGGTTTTCTTTTAATAACTTAGCCCATGTTGTCATAATCTCTATGTACGCTTCGCCGAATGGGAATATGCCACGTAGGTTGTATGCAACCTTTTTACGTTTAGTTAAGTCATACAATAACTCTTGCACTTCTGTTAACGCACGTGCTTTTGCTATTCTATCAATTAAGTCAACGTCACCTGATTTATCTGTAAAACCTAGTAGTTCTGATCTTGTCTCTAAGTTTGAATCAAACAATTCTTTATTGGTTTCTAGTTTTGCTTCTAGATCAAACATATCTTCTTGTAGATCGTCTACTCTTTTTTTAACATTCATAGGTACAATGTCATCTTCGTAACTAACACCTGATCCATAAGTACCTGTTATGTCTAGTTCTAACTTAGCTAGTTCTTCAGTCTTATCTGTAAGTTGTTTATCTAGATCACCTTTACGTTTTAAATAAGCTGTCTGAAACTTTTCAAACTCATCATCTACATCTTGATAATCTAGACCTGCTTTTACATCACGATCATTCAGTTCTTTAATTTTTCTTTGGAACATGTCAATGTTTATCTCTGTATCAGTTTTACGTAGCTTCTGTGCAGGCAATCCAATATCTGCACGTAGAGAAGACATTAAGTTTTCACCAGGTAAGTTTGCATTTAAAGCACCCGATACGTTGAACTCTTTACCTCCTACAATATAGTTACCACCCTCCATCATTGTGTTACGCATTTTCGCAGACATGTATGGAAGCATATCGTATATTGTTCTCCAGTATGCTTGTCTAAAGACTGGTGACCTAGAAGCATTGTCAGTTCTTTGTCCCATTAAAGCGTCGAATGCTTTGTTTGTATAGAACTCCATCTTGCCTACATCATCAATGTAATCTGTTTTACCTACAGCAACAACGTTAGGTAGATCATTTATGTACTCATCTGACATAAGAGTCTTCTTAACATTTTTATATAGAGTGTTATCTCCATTCTGTATGCTATCAAAAAAATCATCTAAGGTTTCAGTTGTATATTGTTTGCCATCTATTCTATTTAGTCTGTTACGTACAAGCATTTCAAATATGTTTGTGTTAGCAGTTTTTTCTATAGATAATGGGAATGGTGTTTTACCGAAGTCAAGATCGTCTATGTTCATTTTATTAGCTAAATCTTCTAATACGTCTAAGTTCTGATCAAAAGCACCACCTGCTAATTGGTTTGCTCTAGCATAAATAGATTCAGTGTATGCAAATCTACCACCTGCTGTGGACATTCTAGCTTTATAGGTAGGTCCACCTTGTGAGTATGCTTCTATAATATCTTGCGCTCTAGTAGAAGTACCTTCTATAAACTCTTTCATTCTTTGATCTCTTTGTTTTTTAGTTAAAGCACCTCTAAACAAATGATTAAACAATCTATCGTAATGTAAATGCGCAACTTCTCTTACAATCCCATCATCAAAATACTTCTGTAATAATTGTGGTCTTGTCTCTTGTGCCGCTAATGCTTCTTCTTTTGTAATAGTATCCATTGGGTGTACACCAGGTTTTTTTCTTCTCTTGCCTGCTCTGTAGTTACCACCGAATAGATGATCAAAGTTATTAGATCCATACCTACGTGAACTAGCAGCTTGCCATTCAAGTGCTTCTTCTAACGGGTTACCTAGTAAATCTTTAAACTCTACATTCTTGCTTGTCCAACGTGCAGCTTCTGTACTGCTAGGTTTTTTAAGTATACCTAAAGACAATACAGATAACGGTCTGCTAAATATATTGTCATAACCACGTGTATACATACGTAATTGTTCTTCACCAACAACACGTAGTAACCAGGCACCACGTAATAATACGAATGGTTTCCAAAAGTCACCGTAGTAACTATCTATAATCTTTGACATAGTTCCTGATTTAATTTTGGCAGGTAGTTTACTAAACATGTCTATACCTTGTTCTGACGCTTTAGCTCTAATTAAAGACATAGAGTTCATAGCTTTTGCTAATTGTGAAGGATCAGGTAAAGGTATTGTACGTTCGATAAACTCTGTTAATAAATGCGGATCAGGATTAACGAATGCTTTGTTGTCAACAATTGTTTGACTTATCTTTGCACCAGGATTAGCTACGTTGTTACCTGTTACAGAATCTATAAAATATGCGCGTAGTTCAGGTAAGTAATCTTCAAAGATCCTGCTAAATGTATATGCGTCTTCTGCATTGACACCGTAGTTATCTACTAGATCATCAGCAGTAAACTTTACCATATCTTTTACAACGTTAAATAAACCTGTTTGATCTCCATCTTCTAAACGTATAGCTCTGTTAAGTATTTGATTTTTAGCAACACCATCCATAGTTGTTTGATCCATGAAACCTTTTAGGTTTGTTACAGCGTCATCTAACTGATTGCTATCAACATATCTATATGGAAACTCTCCTGCATACGTAGATAGTATTCTTGCTGATCTATTAGGACTATCCATAAGTTTTGTCTTAATAACTTTTTTAGCACCAAATAATTTACCTGTACCTTCAGGTACTCCGCCTAACAACTCTTCTGTAGCACCACCTAAGAATCTACCTATTGCACCTACTGTTGGTTTTTCTCCTGTACCCATAGGTCCAAAAGGATCTTCTAAAAATTCTGTAAGTAAGTTTTTAACTGCTGTTTGTTTATCTGCACTTGACTTTGTAAAGTCTTGTGATACATCCATAAAAGCAGTGATAGCTTCTCTATCAGTAATACCAGTAAGTTCTATAAACTTATTAGGATCATCTAACTCTGCAAAATAATTAATTAATTTCTTACCACCTTCATCTTTAACAAGGTAATTAGATACTGATCTACCTGATATAAACGGTAAACCCCAACTTTTGTTTACAGCACCGATGTATTCTTTTTGTGCTTTAGTCATCTTATCTACAGGTGTATCATTTAAAATCTTTTCTAAGTAATCAGGTATCTTTAAAGATTTTCTACCTTTTGTAAATGCACCCATGCCTAATGTTAAATAGTTTGCAGGATCTAAGAACAATGCTTTACCTGCGTCTAATACACCTGATACAACATTAAATGTTCTTGTATTAGGTTCTGCAACTTGTAGTGCTAACGATCTGCCTAAAGATATGGGAACTGTACCCTTTTCATTACTAATAGTAAAATTCTCATTACCTTCTTGCATTTGTCTATCTATAGAAGTTATTGGTGTACCTAGATAGTTTTGTATTATTTGTTCTGCTCTACCTTGATCAAATCCTGATCGTATCATGTATTGGTATTCATCATAAAATTTAGACTGTGGATTCTGTGCGTCGAACGTTTCTGATACAGGTAAGAACCCTTCACCTAAATTTACTTTTTTACCTTTGTTCATTTCACCAAACAATTGTTTAACAGTTGATTTACCACTTTGTCTATATGCGTCAGCAAAAGATAGATTCTCTGATTTATCACCAAACGTACTTGCTATAAATGAATTGATAGGACGATCTACTGTTGTTCTATATAAATCTTCTAATCCTAAAAATCCTAAACGTACTCCTGCTTGTAGTGGATCAAAGACTTTATCTAGCACTGTCTTACTGTTAGATTGTGAAATCATTTTAGATATGTCATTTAAAACTTGTGCTTCAGGTTTTACTTGCAACGTTGTTAAAGATGTAATTACATCAGGTGAAAAGTTTGGATATGCTTTTGCTATTGCACTAGCACGTAGCGCGTCTTCTTTAGTTATAGAGTTCTTAGCTCTTTTGTATGTAGCTTGTCTTTGTTGTAGCTCTTTGTAAAAGTTAGCTTCCTCCGCAGGATTATCTCTGTGAAATGTAGCCATTAGAGGTTACGCTGCGTTCTACCTATCTGTCTATCAGAAGCAAATTTAAGTAGTCCTAGAAGTTCTGAAGTAGGATTTACTTCTGCCATTGCTCTTATAAGCATGACATCATCAGGTTCTAAAAATTGATCTTGTGTTGGTGGTGATTGGTATTGACCTAGATTATCTTCTCCTGGTGCAAATACATCTGCTAACCCTGTAGGTAACCCACCTAATGGTGCAGGACCTTGTTGTGGTTGTGCAGTAAAAGTTTCTTGTGGTTGTTCTATATTACCTTGTCTAACTTGATCTACAAGTGCTGCTTCTTCTCCTGCAGACTCATTAACCATTCCACGTACATCTTCTATTGTTGGTGCAGCACCATCTGTTCTACGTGATAATTTACCAGGACCACTTACAGCTGCAGGTCTTTTGACTCCACCTCTACGTCCACGATTTCTACTACTACCAGTTGCCATCTAGATCCTCCTGTTTACCAAAAAATATTATTAATCCTTGTGGTATATATTGTACAATCATTCCTTGTGGCATGTCAGAAATCTGTGGTTCATCTTGAAACAATTCTTCTTCGTGATCAGATATTTCTAGCTCTGTTTTTTGCCATACGTCAATTAAACAACTATTGACTATCTCGCCAAACATCATATTGACTTCTTCGTTAGGCGCCACCTTGCAAACCTCCTAGTAATAATGATCTAACATCAGGTGCAGGTCCAGGTTGTGGTTGTTGACCACCGCCCATCATCTGCTCTAATAATGCAGCTTCACCTTCAGGTACTTCAGGTTCTGTAGCTGTATAAAACTTATCTAATATTTTCTGCATGTCGTTAGGACTCTTGTATATCTGTACCAATGCCATTGTTGCTTTAGGATCTCCTTGACTTGCTTGTACCTTTAATGTCTCAAACAAAGTTCTCTCTGCTTCGTCTTTAAGTATTCTATCATTTATTTTCTGTACGTTATCTAATCCGTCCATGTTTTCTTGCAAAGTCTCTTTGTCTATGATACCTGCTTGTAGTAACTGTAAACCTGACACAATCTTTGTAGGTTCATCGAATCCTGCCATGACACCGTAAATACGCCTTGTCTTGTACATACCTGCAATATCAGTAGATGGTGTATAGTTTTCAGCATATGCTGTACCGTTTAGATAACCTGCTAATGGTTTTTTAGTATTTCCATTGAGTGCCTGATCCATTTCTAAACGTTTATAATCAAGCTCTTCTATTGCTGTTTTAAGTGATAGCTGATATTCTTTTACGTTTAGATCAACGGATGATAATAACTCTTGCAATCCTCTACCAGTAACAAAACTGTTAGGGGATATTGCGTCATCGCTCACTGGATAACTAGATCCAACTCTAAGCTGTCTCTCTATACGGTCGATCTGTGTAAACAATTGATACGGTATATTATTTGGTGGTTTAGCTACTTGTGAACCAGGTGTTAGATAGTTGACTGCAAGTCTACCTCTCTTGTAATTCCCGCTCTCTAGCTCTCCTATAATATTTGTTTCAGTGAATACACTGTCTTCCATTGCAATTATGGACAAGACGTTAATCTTAGCCATAGCTGCCATCAAACCTAAAACATGATCGTACTGACCTGATAGTCTGTCAAAACTAAAACGTTTTGATACAACAAATCGTGGTCCCGATTTTATTGGATTAGGTGTGAAATCTAATATTTGTTTTGTTTCAGGTAAAAATACATATGTACCTTCTTCGTCATAATACTCAACTAATTCTGTACCGTCACCTGTGTGGTTGTCCCAACTTCTAGAGAAACCATCAGTATATTTAAACTTGCTATACCCTGATGGGAATGCACTGTTTTCATCAATGGTGACTTTAGCTTGTGGATACATAGATTTAATAACTTGGTTAGGTACTAAACGTATTAACGCCAACTCTTTAGGTTGTTGATCTGCGCCATAATATCCTGGATAACAATCGTAAGGATCTCTTAGTTCCGCATGTGGATACATGATTCCTTCAGGTGATTTCTTTTGTCTAATGATCCATACACAAAAACCATAACCTGGTAACCATCGTGCAGCTTGTGGTAACTGCATTTCCATTTTAGATGAAGCGTCTAAACTTGTAACAATACGTTCTAACTTATCTGCTTTTGCTTTAGCACGTTCACTCTCTGCATAGGAGTCTACTTTTATGTCAGGCATACGTCCTAACTTCTGTGCTAAATGCTCTAGACCTGAATTAATAAGATTAGGTATTGGTAAGTCAACATCGTAGTTTTTTGCTTCTTGACCTAGTAATGCAGAGATACCATTTGTCCCACCGTTCATAATAGAACGTACACGATCACGGTACTCGAAATGACCGCTTTGTTCGTGCATTGCTTTTAAATCGTCTGTTTTGATTAACAGCTCATCTGCGTTTAGCATTACCAAAAAACCTCGTTGTATTCACTTTGCTTATAATAACTATAGGATGGATTATAGTCAGCTTCAGCTTCAGCTAACATCATTTTTACATTGGTACGTATTCGTTTCATAGGAAACCAACTAGCCATAACTAAGTCAGTTTTAGTTCCTACGTTACGTGAGTTGCTTGCACCTGCTTGTGAAAAGTAGATCAGTTGCTGTCTAAAGATATTTACTTTACGTTGTGTGTTTGCGTCAGAGTACGGTATGTTTACTTTTTCTTGTTCATACATACCTACCATACTGGTCACACCAAATGTAGGATCCCATTTATTTTTATATGTTTGATGTCCCTCTATACGTACACCATGATTAGCTGCCCATTGTTTTATGTCTCGGTCTTGTCCGATCGCTCTTTGAAAACCGTTTTCTTCAATTACCCAATGTGCTAACCAATACTTGTCGTACCATTCCTTCATAAGTTTATGTGCTTTTTGTACACCACCACCTTGATCATTCTTAATATCTACAAGCCATACTTGTTGGGTTTTAATATTATATGCCCATAGTACTGCTGCTTGATACCCTGTACTAGCAGGATCAAGTCCTGCAATAAGTGTTGTACCAGGTGGTATGTCTCCTAGCTTACGTGACTTGTCTATACATTGATCAATCATTTCTGCGGTAAACAATGCCATACCGTCAGGTACTGCTTTATTAAGATATACCATCTCAAATATATTTCTACCGCCTACAGTCTCTGCTGCAGCTAACTGTTCTAATAACCATTTATGAGATCGTCTTGATTGCCATAACATATGCGGTTGGTGATCTAATGATTCATCTTCTAAAGGTATTTCTAGATCATGCGCTCTATCCACTATAGATTCCCATGCTTTATTCTCTAAGAGATGATGGTAAAGATCGTCGGGGTGCTGTCTTGATCCAATGACGACCATTCCTGTATGTTCTTCTTTACGCGATTGTAATGTTGTAGTCCACCAGTTCCTGGTGTTTTCTCTAGCACTTGGTTGCACAGTTGTGCCATGATCTTCGATGTCGTCTGCAATAATAAGGTCTGCGTCTCGGGAAAGGATTTTACCTCCCTTTCCAATTGCGACAAGAGTTGGTGACTTAATACCAGAGACTGTTCTAGTTGCAACAGTAAATTGACTGGACGACCAACTTTTTCCACCTCTATTAGAAGGTCTAAATCCGTCGTAGTCTCCGTAATCTTGTATGAGTCCTTCATTATTCTCCAAATGGTCTAGTACCGCACCTACAGAGTTACGTGCAATGTCTTCGTTACCACCGCACCACATAACACGTATGTTTGGATTTTTACATATCATGTAAATACAAAAGTGAGTTAAGAGATCTGTCTTACCATGTCTAGGTGGAGACAAAATCATAAGTCGCTTACCATACTTTATACTATCTAAGATAGCAGCTATCCACTTCTTTTGGAAGTCAGGTGTTTCATAATTTTCCCCACGCTCTGTTAGGAAATATTCATCTCTAAACTTTACAAAGGACTCTACGTCCGCCTGCAGCTCGAAGGGATCCCCCCTCTTTTCGTGCAGCGCTTCTTTCTCTACGTCCTCTAAGTAAGCAGCTACTGCCCTAGATACGGTTGATGGACTGCAGCTTAATATATTAGCGATCTCTTTTTTAGTCTTAGTACCACTCATTATGTCGTGAAAAAAATTTTTCTGTTTCATTATGGCATAATAATCCCCACGTCGTTTCTGTACATTTTCATCTACCTGCTTGGGGTTCTGTATCTCTGCTGTGGGTTTACTAGCTCTCCACGCTCTCTGTCGTGTTCTTTTAGAACACCTATCACTACAATACTTCTTACGACCTTCTGGTAAAGGGATCAGACAGTTGTCTGCTGTGCAGATGGTGATTTTTTCTTTATTTGACATATCTCTATGGTATAGTGTAGCATACGTGGGATAAGTAATGTGGTGTTCCTGCCTATACAAACACCATATGATAATACAAAAGAGTTGTGGTTGGACTAGCAGGACCGCCTTAGTCATCCGTTGAGGGATCTTCCTCACATTTTATTTATTAGAGAGAGACAATATTTTTACGTTACTGCACTTAATAAACTGCGTTGGGTTGGGAGTGACACAGGGATTGCTACGACTGCCGCGCGCTCGACTGTTATATTACAGGATCTGCGTAATATAACATACTATTGGTAGTTATACCACATATAGTGGTTATAGACTACACTATATATAGTATACTGTAGACGGGGGGTGTACTGGTTTCGTGTTAGATCTTATCCCATATAAACATCTAATAACAGTGGGTTCGACTCCCACCACCTCCACAAATTGCCAGGTTTAAATTGACTAATTCATACATATTTTATGCGCCCCGAGATTAAGGTATGGGGGTTAATACTTACTTTGTATGCGTGTGTGTGGGTAGTGCGGCGCGGTGCGGCGAATCGTAGGCGGTTTGTCCTGGACTGCTGACTTATGCGTTCGCCTATCAAATCGACTACTCGCAGCTTAAAATAGAGGATATACGTCTCTCCAGAAGTTCCGATCTACAAAATTTTCTTCCAGGATTTTTCGATCTACAAAATTTTCACGGAGATCTATTCGTGTTTCTTCTGACTTGGTGATCTATTATTCTCTCACAATGAGAAAAGCGGCACCGTAGCGCCGCCTGTCTCTCTCTCCTGGTTAGTACGTAAACAATTAGGGGATTGCTTATTCCAGGAGTTGCACCTTATTCTTTCGTTCGCTCGACTTCTTCCTTTAAGTCCGCTAACTCTTGCATAAGTCCGTAAAACTTATCGCTCAAATCAACCTTACTATTCGGTAGCATTCCGTAACCTTGCTCTAAGAAGTCGTAAGCGTTTTGTACTTCTGCCGCGACCTCTTCCACTTTGTAGTTGTCTTTACTTACCGCCATTTTAATTGTCCTCTCTCTCTATTCTTAACTCTTTTAATCCTGGTACTTTAAACTCCTGCAACTTTTCTTCCCTCTCTCTGAATACATCCTTGATTGTTCCAAGCACGTACGCTTCCACTCTGTCCGCTTGACTGCTTCCTAACTCTAAGCTCTTCCAATTCTCATCGAACATTTTCTTTATAGCTTTAATTAATTCATTCTTCATTTAAATTTCTCCCCTCTCTTTTGCTGCTGCAAATTCATCTCCAATATAATTAACGTACTCTTCCAGGTCTGCTTGTGTCTCTCTTAGTTCCTGGCGTAAACTCCAGGCATAGACAACAAGGAACGAATGGCTAGCTATGAGTAACAATATAAACAGATTCATTAGAAGCTACCCCATAGATACGTAACCCCGTTAATCTCTGCGCGCTCTAATCCATTAAGCATATACTCGCGGACTTCTCGCCAATTTATAAACGGCGTAAGATATTCTGGAACATCATAATGTTCTACAAATCTATCTTCTAGCGCGTTCTCTTCCTCTTCCCGTGATGTAAAGACTGTTACACTGTCTGCAAAATCTTTAAACGTTTCCGTTGGTTCGTGATTAACGTCCAACTCATCACCCATAAGAAACACTTCTTTAAATGCTCTTACATAATCAAAATTAGGAACCAATTGAAGCAGCTGCACAAGTCCGTAAATCTCTTCGGCTAGCATGTACTCGCCGCCGCCAAAATCATTGTCCTGTATGTGTACTTCATCCCCGCCGCATGCGTACGGAGTCTTAGCTTTTTTGTGTATCTCTTCAATATCCAATGCTTTTTGGATTTGTTTAAGCGTTGTCTCTTTGGTAATTTGGAACCAATAAAAAGTAAGGCGCCCTTGATTGTAGCAAGCTAAACAGCCAGGACATATTTCTATATAGTTATTGTTTTCGATAGTTTCGATAGTATTCATTCTTCTAACTCCTTCCTAAAGTTATAATAAAATTGTACCAAAATATAAAATTTATACAAGCATTTAATGTAATGTTTATAGGGTTTTATGTGTGGGACATAGTGAAGCAGCAAATTCAAGGACTCTCTCATGGCTTTTAAATACCCTGTTTTTTTCCAGGTAAAAGAAAAAGCAGCAACGAGGCGGCGCTGCTGCTGATTCTCTTGAATTTCTTGGGGATCTATTTTTTTATGTCGCCGATCTCCTTTAATTGTCCGACTAGAATTGCGTTTATCTCTTCGAGTCTATGGTTCTCTGTCTGTGCTAGGCGTATCTCTTGGGTTATGTTCTTCCATTCCCATAATCTACGTGTCCGCCATTGCTCGTTAGCAAAATAGTAACCTAACACTACGCTGCCGAGTGCGACCATGATATGACTCACGACATTGAAGTGGAACTCCATTATTTTTCCTCCTCTAATTCGCCTACATTAAAAGTTATTGTTATTTGATCGCCATCATCACTTTTAGTCCAATATGATATTGGGCAACTTGCTAACCATTCATCAAATTGATCCATTACTTGACACCTCCTGCATTGTATTTAACTCCGTCTACTTTATATTGATTGTGCTTGTACTTTATAGTTACTACTTCTTTACTCTCAAAGTCAAGTATCTTTGTGTTACCTTTCTCAAATTCTGCATTGTGTAAAGTTCGTAACACTTCATCTAGTGCAAATCCAAAATCAGTTTTAATTAATAGAGTTACTTCTTCTATGTTTACCATTATTCCGCGCTCTCTATACAATCATCACACCAATCACTATCTTGTGTAACTTTTACTACTTCTAAGTCGCTTATGTCATAATCACAAAGTGAATATTCTCTTGCGTCTTGTATTACTTCATCTTTATGATCTCCAATACCAATAACAGTTATTGAAAATGTAACTTCATGTCTATGCGTGCATTCTTTTTCTTTAAGTTTAGCCATTACTCTCCTCCTCCAAACAACTTCTAATATCTTTATCATCTAAGTCGTGGATATATTCTATTGCTTGTTCCATATCCATAGCTGAAAATGATACAAACATTGTATATACTTTTGGTTTAGCCATTATTCTTCCTCCTCCAATTCACAGTGCTGCGGCATGATCCATAACTGCTTTTCGGTTGCGTTATCTGTGCCGCTGCA